ACCCTATATAAAAGAGTATAAAAGATCTATAGACTACTAAATAAACCAAAGGAAACCACAGGAGTCTATAGTTTAACTAGTTTCAGAGCAGATGCTGGCTTGAGTTAAGATGCAAATAAGTTTCAGAGCAGATGCTGGGTTTTTAAGATATAACTAAAGGTAACCCCTATGTCTTATGATAAATTGAATAGTTTTAGAATTGATGGTGAAAATGAATACGATGAGCTTTGTCTTAAATACGGCAAAGCCCGTGTAGACAGGGAAATTGAATTGGAACTTGAAAGCAAAGAAAATGCTTTCAATGCTTTCATGTCTAAGCGTAGCAAGGCCATTGAAAGCGGTACCCTTGGCAATATGGGTGCAAGTCGTGTCTTGATCAGCGAAGCCATCCCTGTCATGACTAAGGCCCTTGACAAGTGGTTTAAGGAAGTGGATACGGGTAAGCCCGGTAAGCGTCATGTGATGGCATCCCTTATTAGGTCTTTGTCATCCGAAGAAATCGCATTCATTGCAATTAGAACCATCATTGAAAATTCCCTTGGCATCGTGTCTTTAACCAAAGTGTCTTCTGCAATTGGTGAGGCTATCGAGGACGAACTGCGATTCAAGATGGTAGTTGCGACTATGGACAAGAAAGAGCTCAGCAGGTTCAATGCAGGGCTTGATAAGCGTATTTCTATGCAGTTCAAGAAACGCTATGTCGAAAACAAAGAAAAGATCCTCGCAGACGAAAAGAGGCTCAAGAGATGGAACAAGTGGGGCAACGCTAACAGGGTTCAAGTAGGTCTTAAGTTGGTAGACATTTTCATCGTGTCTACTGGCTTAGGTGCCCTTGAGAAAACCATGGGTGACAACAAAAACGTGCATTACACTTTTTGTCTTGACCCTGACGTGTTGACGTATTTGGAACACGAGGACAAGGAAACGGCTAGTCTCATGTTCCAAAATCGGCCCATGGTAATCCCGCCTAAGCCGTGGACTACTCCTTTTGATGGTGGTTACCTTATCAACCTCAAGAAACCCATTCAGCTCGTCAGAATGCCCTCTAAGGAGTGTGCACAGCTCTACGATGAGGTTGATATGCCTAACGTCTATAAGGCTGTGAATGCCATTCAGTCTACGGCTTGGAGGATCAACCGTAGGGTGCTCGACGTGGCCAATGAGGTGTGCTCATGGGCTCACATTCCCGAAGGCCTTGAGATGCCCTCTGCGACCCCTGCAGAGCCTCCTATGAGGCCTGTAGAGGCAGACACTAACGAGGAGGTACAACGTGATTGGCGTAGTGCTATGGTGCACTACTATCAAGACGACAATAAGCGTAAGAGCAAGCGTTACCTTGTGAATGGTGTCCTCGCACTGGCTAACACCTACAAGGACGACATGGAAATCTATTTCCCCCACAACCTTGACTTCCGTGGCCGTGTTTATCCGTTGACCCAGTTGAGCCCTCAAGGCAACGACTTTACTAAAGCTCTCCTTGAGTTTGCCGAAGGGGTGCCTCTGGGCGAGAATGGCCACACGTGGCTGGCCTTTCAGGGTGCTAACTGCTACGGCCTTGATAAGAAACCCTTTGCAGAGCGTATTGCATGGGTCTATAGCAACACCGAAATGATCCTGTCGATTGCCAATGATCCCCTGCAGGATCTCCGATGGACTGAGGCGGATTCCCCTTGGGAATTCCTTGCGTTCTGTTTTGAGTGGGCGGACTATCTGGATAAGGGCGACTCGTATGTGTCTCACCTCCCGATTGCCTTTGATGGCTCCTGCTCTGGCTTACAGCATTTCTCTGCGATGCTTCGGGACGAAGTCGGTGGGGAAGCCGTCAACCTTCTGCCTGATGATAAGGTTCACGACATCTATGGCATTGTTGCTACCAAGGTCACCGAACTCCTCAAAAAGGACTATGACAACGGCACCGATGACACCATGGCTAAAACTGAGGACGGTGATGATTACCTTAAAAAGGGTACCCGCAGTATGGCCACGGAATGGCTCAAGCACGGCGTTACCCGTAAGGTGACTAAGCGAAGCACCATGACCCTTTGCTATGGCTCTAGTAAATTTGGCTTTGCCGAACAGGTTTTGGAAGACACTATTTACCCCGCTCTTGCAAAGAATCCCACGGCATTCAGTCGTCCTAGCCAGTCTGCTAGGTACATGGCTGGACTGATTTGGGAAGCCCTGCAGGGTGTCGTAGTGAAAGCTGTGGAGGCTATGGGGTGGCTACAGGTTGCAAGTGGCCTGCTCGCTCAGGACAAGGACATTAACGGCCAAAGCCTGCCTACCTATTGGATTACCCCTGCTGGATTCCCTGTAAAACAGAAATACAACAAGGTTGTGCTCAAGCAGCTCAGGACGTTCACTACTGGTACTATTCGAGTCAAGGAGCCATTCAAGGAAGACAGCCAGATCGAGGAAGGTGCCTCTATTAACCCCGTGGTGTATGAAAGCACTCCCGAGATTGACACCCGAAAACAGAAGCAGGGCATTGCACCCAACTATGTCCATAGCATGGATGCGTCCCATTTGATGCTTACGGTGTGCTCTTGTGTTGACAAGGGTGTCAAGTCCTTTGCGATGATCCATGATTCCTACGGGGCACCTGCGGGGCATGGTGACATCATGTTTACGACTGTTAGGGAAGTCTTTGTAGATACCTACAGCAACAATGATGTTCTGCAGGATCTTCATGACCACATTGAAAACCTTTTGTCCCCCAAGATGGTCGACAAGCTCCCCAAGATTCCCGCAAAGGGGAACCTTGATCTTGAGCGAGTCAAGGAGTCCATGTACGCCTTTAGCTAACCCCGCTAATAAAATCCATACTCCTAGGGAGAGTAACCAAGCCTCCCTAGGTTAAACAAACCCCCAACTAATAAAATCAATACTCCTAGGGAGAGTAACCAAGCCTCCCTAGGTCAAACAAACAAGGAAGTAATTAAATGTCTAGCAACAACAATCGTTTCACTACCCCCAAGGGTATCGCACAGTATCCCGCTCTCAAGACTCCGGATACTAAGTTCAATCCTGAGGGTGACTACAAAGTTAATCTTGTCATGGAAGATGATGAGAAGACTAACGCCCTCGTGTCTAAGCTCGAGGCAGTCCTTGAGGACTTCTATGAGAATGACGACAACGTCAAGCAGGCCATTGCAAAGGGCCGCAAGGTGGTGACTCAGGACATCTATGAAAAGGATGAAGAAGGCCGCATTGTGATGAAGTTCAAGCAGAAGGCGGTCATTACGAAGAAGGATGGTTCTAAGATTACCGTCAAGATCCGCCAGTTTGACTCTAAGGGTAAGCCCCTTGATGTCAACATCGGTCGAGACAGTGTCATCAAGGTGTGCTTCAGTGCCAACCCGTATTACATGCCCTCTACGCGTACCTGTGGGCTTTCCCTGCGACTTCTCGCAGTTCAGGTTATCTCTCTGAATGAGTTCGGTGATTCCTCTGCGTCCTCTTATGGCTTTGAAGAAGAAGAAGGCTATACCGGCGAGGAGCATTCGGATTCCTATAAGAGCTTTGAAGATATTGACGACGACGTTCCCGGAGATTTCTAAATGATTAAGTTTACTTTCGGCCGCAAACTGCGTGAGGGGCTTGGCCTCCTCCTTACTGACGAAGGCCTTGAAAAGGCTCTTGAGTCCGCAATTGAGCATTACAACTGGCACATTGAAAAGTATGGTAAGGCACCAATTGAATTCTATTGCTCCCTCTCTGGTGACAAGCGGCATTTCAATAACACCACCGCCTACTATGACGCTAAGTTCATCTATGAAGTGATGCCCTACTCGTTTACTTTCAATGTCGATGTTAAGGATCTTATCTTTGAAGACAAAGAAGGTGTCGAGTATGATAAGCCTTACAGGCTTGAGGAATTCTTTAGCAAGGATCTTAGTGGTGTTGAGGGTGCCTGCGTCCTTGTCATGTTTAAGGGTGATTATGAAGCCTCAGAGTGCTTCTGTCGTCCCGACCTCCTTGTTGGTCAGATTCTGAGTTATCAGGACGATGACTACTTCATTCGTGTAAATGGTCATAGTAGTGTATATGACATCCATAGCAATGAGTTTTCTGAAGACTGTAAGGTTATGCTCCCTTCTCGTAGCAACCTGCTTAAGGAGCATGAAGAGTAATAAATGACTACCCGTAGTGCGGCCTATAGTAAAAAGAGGATGCACAACAGGGGAACTTACCGAAGTGGCCTTGAGGAGAAAGTCTCAGACTACCTCAGGGCCTTCGGAATTGAGCCTCATTATGAGGAGAAGTATCTGGAGTATATTGTGCCCGAAAGTAAGCACAAATATACTCCTGACTTCGTCTTGCCTAATGGGATTCTCATAGAAACTAAAGGTGTATGGGATTCTGAAGATAGGAAGAAACATATTTTAATTAAGGCTCAACACCCCGAGTTGGACATTCGATTTGTCTTTAGTAGATCCAAAACACCTATTTACAAAGGAAGTAAAACAACTTATGCTTCCTTTTGTGAAAAGAATGGGATCAAGTATTCAGACAAAACAATCCCCCTTGAATGGATTAAAGAGGATCCCAAGGTAATTCCCGATGGGATCCTTATTAATAAAGGTTAATTAAAATATGGTTTCTTTCAAGGCTCCTACGATTGAGGAGCATAAATCTTTTGTCTCTTATAAGAATAGAGAGACTACTAAATATCTTGTCGTTCACTGCTCTGCAACTCAGAATGTGCCGTCTTTTACGTGGAAAACCATTGACCAGATGCACAGACAGCAGGGGTGGTTGGGTATTGGCTATCATTTTGTAATTTGTACTGACGGAACTATCCAACGCGGTAGGCCTCTAGAGGCCATTGGTTCCCACGTAAAGGGTTACAACAACTGCTCTGTCGGTATCTGCCTCATTGGCGGTGTGAATGCGAAAGGCAAGTCCGTAGACAACTTTACAGAGGAGCAGAAGGAGTCTCTTAAGTGTCTGCTGGACTATCTCAGGGGGTACTATAAGGATGAGGTCACTGTGCTTGGCCACAGAGATTTTGAAGGCGTCCACAAAGACTGTCCTTGTTTTGATGTTAAGGGATGGTATAAGGGCGCTAAGTTTGCTCGGTATGAAGATACTGAGGCGTTCTGGAGTAAGGTAGTCTTCTCTAAGGGTGTCTTTAAGGACTTTAACGGAGACCCTGAAGAAGGGGATGTTGTTCGCATTGAATAAAATCAATACTCCTAGGGAGAGAGTATGCAGTATGTGAAATCTCTTATGGTTATCCTTGCGTTCATTCTTGGACTGGCTCTAGGTGAATCTATTGAGGAAAAGAAAAATCAAGAGATTCTCCTAGAGGAACAAAGGACTCACTTAACTGAACTAAAGACTCTACAGGAAAGAAAGGATGCAACGATTAACTTACTTCTTAAAGACATGGCTACCGCTGATGCTGTGCAATCTGCTATTGATAAGCGGGTTAACCGCCTGCAGTACAACATCAATGCAGGAAACAAAGCCATCATGCAACATACCGATAGAGCTTATGCAGAGTCAATCATCCAGTGTAGAAACCTACTGTCAGAAGGTGCAGAACTACACGGGGAAGGTGTTAAGATACTCAGAGACACCAATAAGCGACTCGAAGCAATAATTAACTTACACAAGTGAGGACATTATGGAAGAAAACTACATCGTACTTAATAAGTGGGATATTGAAGCTATTATTGGTAATTCAGGATGTGCGGCGGTGGATGACAAGCAATACTATAGGGATGAGATTAAAATTCTCAGTGCTTCTGGCTTTACCCGCGAATGCTCTTGTGTATTCTTTGATGCAACTGCAGATGAGCCCATCTACTACATCGTTTACTACACGTATGACGGGTACAATGATGATATTACCATCAGAGCGCCTGTGATGGATGCGAACCCTAAGAGTGGCTTTACTTACTACAAGATCCGTAAGGCTAACTCTCGTCAGATTACGGAATACTATTAACTTACACGGCGTGCCCCCGAAATAGTCTTCTAAACTATCGGCATAAAACATCGGGAAGGAGCCAAGGGGTTCGATTCCTCCACGCCGTACCAAATACGCTGTTTGATTGTACTCCTCTCATCATAAGAGAAGTGAGGAAGTCCTACGGCTCTTAGCAGGTCGGGTAGCTCCCGACTAGGATGTCTACCGAAATAGATCCGATGGGGCAACGGTTACCCCACAGGCCCTAGTGGTGAAATGGTATACACAACTGACTTAGGATCAGTGGAGAAGCAAGGCTCGTGAGGGTTCGATTCCCTCCTAGGGCACCACATTTTATTTTTAGAAAGAGAGGCTATTATGCAGACTCAGAAGGAACTTGATCGAATGGAATCTGATTGGGAAGCCCGTTGGGAAGACGAGTATCAGGAATATCTTGAATCCCTTGATGAAGAAGACGATGAGGATGAAGACGACGACTATGATGAGGAAGATAATGACTACTAAAGTTGGATCTAGTGAAGCCCTTTGCATTTGCCATCAGGATAATCTCTATACGTTCGTCCTTAGGTATCCTAGGATGATCCATAGTGAATTCATGACGCACAGGGTCTTCAGTCGCAATGCCAGTAGCTCCCGTGCAATTCCTGTAGCTAAGGTTATTGAGCAAGTGCGAAATGACCCCTTTATCCCTTCTCATGTATACATGAATCAATCTGGTATGGTTGGTACTGTTGAGGCTTCTGAGGATACCTATGAGTCTTTTAAGGGTCTTTGGCTTAAAGCTGTAGATAATGCAGTAGCTGTAGCAGAATCCATGGTTGCTCTTGGTGTCCATAAGCAACACGTCAACCGAATCCTTGAACCCTTCCAGTACATTAACGTGATTGTGACTGCTACTGAATGGGATAACTTTCTGTATCTTAGGCTTGCCAGTGATGCACAGCCTGAGATGCAGGATCTTGCAAGGGCCATTAAGGGTGAGATGGACAAGGTGGGCAATACTATCATTAGTGTCTACCATATTTGTGGGAAGTATGTTAGTCTTCCCTTTATCACCCAAGAGGAAGTCGATGAGCATTGCATGAACTCGTTTAGTTCTTCTGAAGTCCTCATTAATGATCTCATGCTTATTTCCTCTGCACGCTGTGCAAGAGTGTCTTACAACAACCACGACGGCTCTTGTCCTGACGAACACAAGGACAAGAAGCTGGCACGAAGGCTCCTTGATGCAGGCCATATGTCACCCATGGAGCACCCCTGTATTTGGGCAGGAGACATGCGGTACCATAAAAACCTGTACGGTTGGGAGAGCCTTCGTTGTAAATTTGGCTATTAAAAGATGAATCAAGAGAGTACATTCCTTTATCATGAACCTTGTCCTAAATGCGGCTCTTCTGACGCCTGTGGGGTCTTTAGTGATGGCCATAGGTATTGTTATTCTTGTAATACTTATTTTAGACCTGATGGGTCTGTAAAGAGTGAGGGGGTTAGAGTGTCTAAGGAGTGTATTCCTTTTGAAGATCTTGAAGAGGTTTCCCTTACTAAGCGTTGTATTAGTAAAGATACTTGTTCTAAATTCAAGTATTTTTCTACCGTTTACAAAGGGAAGCCTTGTCAAGTAGCGTGCTACTACGACGATTCGGGGAACCTTGTGGGGCAGAAGCTCAGGTTCCCCGATAAGTCCTTTGCTGTCCTTGGGAATATCTCTAATAGGCTTTATGGATCCCAACTGTGGGCTGGTGGTAAGAAGATCGTCATTACTGAAGGTGAGATTGATTGTCTTACTGTGAGCCAACTTCAGGGTAACAAGTGGCCTGTTGTGAGTATCCCCAATGGGGCACAAGGGGCAAAGAAGGCTATTGAGGCCAACCTTGAGTATTTAGGAAATTTCGAAGAAGTCATCCTGATGTTTGACATGGATGATCCGGGTAGAAAAGCAAGTGAAGAGTGTGCAAAGATACTGCCTGCAGGTAAGGCATATATTGCTAATCTTCCTTGTAAGGATCCTAATGAATGCCTTAGTGAAGGCAAGGGTCCTGAGGTTCTCCAAGCTGTATGGAATGCCAAGCCATACAGACCCGACGGAATTGTTTCAGGTACAGACTTGTATGAGAAGTGTGTTACCGATATTGATGACCTGAAGGACTCTGTGGAGTACCCTTGGGTTGCACTTCAGAACAAAACTAAAGGAGTTAGACATGGCGAATTGTATGTCTTCACAAGTGGAAGTGGTATGGGAAAGTCAACCATACTCAGAGAACTCGAATACTATTTTGGTGTTCAAAGGGGAGAACTTTGCGGAATTGTTGCTCTTGAAGAATCTACTCGAAAAACTGGGTTGGAACTCATGTCTATCCATCTCAATAGACGACTCATACTCGACCCTGAGTGTGCAGATGAAAGTGAGCGAAGCAGATCTTTTAGCGAGACAATTGGTAACGGCAGGTTCTTCCTCTATGACCACTTTGGGTCTCTTGATTCAGGCAATCTGCTTAGTAAACTTAGGTACATGATTGTGTCCCTTGGATGCAAGCGTATCTTCCTTGACCATATCTCCATTGTGGTCTCTGGCATGGATGCCGATGAGGATGGTGGTGAGCGTAAAGCTATTGACAAGCTCATGACAAACCTTCGTTCCCTTGTGGAAGAGACTGGAGCTACCATGTTCGTAGTGTCTCACCTTAAGCGTCCTGAGAAGAAGGGCCACGAAGAGGGGGCACAGGTATCCCTTAGTCAACTTAGAGGGTCTGGAGCTATTGCACAGCTCTCTGACATGGTGATTGGCCTTGAGCGAAATCAACAGGGTGATAATCCTAATGTGTTGACTCTCAGAGTCCTCAAAAATCGCTTTTGCGGGGACACTGGTATCAGTGGATACCTTGAGTATGACCCTGAAACAGGTAGACTCAAGGATTGCCCACAGGGGTCTGAAGATTGTCCTTTTGAATCGGAGTTTTGATAATGAGTTTTAAAGAGTTTATTTCCCCGCTTACTTTCTGGTATTCAAAGTCTACGTGATTGCCATGTGGGTGATCTCTATTACAGTAGCTTTCCTTTTGGTGTTCCTGTAGGATCTTTTAGTAATAAGAAATAAGCAAAGCTATTTAAGGAATAGAAAATGCTGACAATTAAAGACAAATATATTGTATTCGATATTGAAACTGATGGGTTGCTTGATACGACCAAGAGGTTTTGGTGTGGTTGGTTGTACGACTCCTATACTGATTTGTACACTGGCTACACTGATCTTGATGAGTTCTTTGATGCCCTGAATAAGTATGGTACTAGTGGGTACAACATCGTCGGTCACAATATCTGCAAATTCGACATACCTGCTCTTAAGAAGCTCAAGGGTGAGAGGTTTGAGTTTGATGTTCGAGATGTCTGTATTGACACTCTTGTTCTTGCTCGTCTGATCTACTCGAACATCAAGGACACTGACGTTGGCCTTATGCGTTCTGGAAAGCTCCCTAAGGCTCTCTATGGTTCCCACAGCTTGAAGGCTTATGGTTACCGTATGGGTGAACTGAAGGGCACCTATGGTGAACATGAGGACGCATGGGACAAGTTCACTCATGAGATGTATGAGTACAACAAGCAGGACGTTGTGGTTACCCTTAAGCTCTTCAATAAGCTGATGACTAAGGGGTATCCCCTGAAGGCTATCCAACTTGAGCATGACATTGCTTGGGTGATGGCTAAGCAAGAACGCAATGGGTTTGTCTTTGATAAAGATCAAGCAGTCAAACTCTATTCCGAATTGTCAGGTAAGCGACAGGTTCTTTATGAGAACCTTGTTTCAAAAGGTGGATCTTGGACTGTCTATAAGGGAGACAAGATCTACAAGCGAGATAACGCTAAGCGTGGTATTAAGGCAGGCGTCCCTTATCCTCAGTATGAAGAGGTGACCTTTAACCCCAATAGCCGCCAACACATTGCTAAGGTTCTCATGGATCGAGGCTGGGAGCCTACCGAAATGACTCCTACGGGTGCCCCTAAGGTTGACGAAGAGACTCTGAAGACTGCTAAGGGTATTGACATTACTGAGGACATCTTGGAGTATTTGCTTATTAACAAGCGTATTGCACAGCTTGCTGAGGGTGACAATGCGTGGTTAAAGTTGATGAAGGAGGATCCTGATGGTTACACTCGCATTCACGGTTCTGTTACTCCTAATGGGGCTGTCACTGGTCGTGCAACTCATGCTTATCCTAATGTTGCACAGGTACCTGCAGGCAGATCTCCTTATGGGGAGGAATGTAGGTCTCTTTTTAGAGTCCCTACTGGATGGTATGAGGCGGGCATCGACGCTTCAGGTCTTGAGCTTAGGTGCTTTGCTCATTTTCTCTACCCTTATGACCATGGGAAATACGTAAATGAGATCTTGAATGGTGACATTCATACTCATAATCAGAAGATGGCAGGGTTGCCTACAAGAGATCAAGCGAAGACTATGATCTACTGTATGATGTACGGTGGTGGCGACGGTAAGCTCGGAGAAGTCATCAACGGCACTGCAAAGGACGGTAAGGCTCTTAAGGAGAGGTTCTTTAATGCAGTACCTGCCTATAAGGAACTCTGTTCAGATATTGAAAGGACTCTCATCACATCCTCTGAATGGGTCGGAGGTGTCAATAAAGTAACTTGGAGGAAACGTGCTCACCCTGATAACAGTAATCTTAGTATTACTCACAGTATTCTTGGGCTTGATCGTCGCGTTGTTTATGTGCGAAGCCCTCACTCGGCTCTGAATACCCTGTTGCAATCTGCAGGTGCCCTTATCTGCAAGAAATGGGTATGCCTTGTTGAGGAGAACATGCGTAAAGCTGGGTACAAGCACGGTTGGGACGGTGATTTTGCCATGATGGCATGGGTGCACGATGAGACACAAATTGCCTGTCGCACAAAGGAAATCGCAGAGGACTGCGTAAGGATTGCACAGGAATCCATGAGGCAAACTCAGAAGTTCTTTAATTTTAACTGTCAGTTGGACACAGAAGGTAAGATTGGTACCAACTGGTATTCTTGTCACTAAGGAGTAGCTATGATTCGTAGACCTATGACCGTCGAAGAGATTGAAAAGGTTCTTAAAAAGCATGAACCTAAGGAGGTAATGGCTTTGTGTAAGAACCACAAAAAGAGTGTTGTTGACATTAAGTGGCTCTATAAGACGGATCCTGTTTTTGGGACTGCAGGCGGTGCCGAAGTTCGATTGAATGGTAAACTGCTTTTTATGCACATTCCAAATCCTTGTAAACTCTATGAAGACTGGACTGACAAAGAAATCTTTTATGAGATTCTTGAACGTCTTGGTTATGAAGTTGATTGGGAAGAAGAGAGTGTTTACTATGAGGGACCCCAGAAAGAAAATGAATAAGTATCTTAACTTTCTTAAGTATATTGACCAGAATAATCCGAAATTTCAGGCGGACTTCTGTCGTGAGAATGCAAAGCTGATTGCTGAGGCGGCCTCTAGGGGCCACATTACTTGTCTTAATTACTATAGTGAGGCCACTAATTATTGGAAGCTCACTTGTAAGGCATATGCTATTCTTAAGGCTTGTGAATAATGAGATATGCTTTTGTAGACGGTGATATTCTAGCCTTTAAGGCATCCTCTGCTGTCCAAAAGGATATCGACTGGGGTGATGGTCTTTGGACTTGTCATGCCGAAGTAGATGACGCATGGGATTACTTTACCGACATGCTTATTGCCATTGATGAGAAACTGGCTAAGCATTTTATTGGTGAAGAGATTACCTATGTATTCTGTTTCTCCGATGAGGAGAACTTTAGGAAATCCTACAATCCTGACTATAAGTCCAATAGGCGATCTCATCGTAAACCTTGTTGCTACAAAGGTCTTGTAGCCATGATTAAAGAAACCTACATTTCTCATACAGTCAAGTATCTTGAAGCTGATGATGTTGTGGGTATCTACTGCACTAGCCCTGTCTATAAAGATATTTGTGTCGCAGTGTCGATGGACAAGGATTTCAAGACAATCCCCGGTTACTTCTATGATTTCGGTAATGATGTCCTGCATAACATCACCGAGAAGGAATCCAAGAAATGGCTGTGCTATCAGACACTAGTGGGGGACGTTACAGACGGCTATAAGGGGTGTCCCACTTATGGCCCTGTGAAAGCCAATAAGCTCCTTAATGGGCACCCTGATTCTGAATGGTGGCCTGAGGTTTTGAAGGCCTTCAAGTCTCAGGGTCTTACTGAAGAGGATGCCATTAGAGAGGCAACAATGGCTAGAATCTTGCACTATGAAGATTACCCTTTAGGTGAATCTGATGGTCTACCTAAGAAGTACAATCCCTTTTAATCAATACTAATACCCCTAGGGCTATTTTTAATTAAATCAATAGTCCTAGGTAGGAGGAAGACATGAACAAAGAAGTAGAAGAAAACAACGTTGTTGAGGAAGAAGAGTTTCCTTATGTTCCTAAGGATCTCATTGAGAAACTTGAGGATGTCTTTGACATTCGAAAGATGATTTGGTATGAAAAGAGTAATGAGACTCTTCTAGGTATTCAACAGGTTGTTACCTACCTTAGGCATAAACACGATAAACAGAATGGAGATAATTAATGGGTGGACTCTTTAGTAAACCTAAGGCTCCTGAGGTTAAGGTTCAGGCTCCTGCCATTGAGCAACCTGTGCTCGAACCTGAGGCTCCTGAAATGGGTGCTGAAGAAACTGCAGAACACAAGAAGAACAAGGGCAAGAAGGCCCTGAGGATTGATTATGTGGGTTCTGGCAGAGGGACTAACATCCCTAAGTAACGTGTCTAGGATTGGTGTCTTACAACCCAGTGATGGAGACATCCTAGAACAGGTAATTGACAAGGGTGCAAAGATCATCAAAGATGCCCCTGACTCCCTCCCTTTCATTAAGAAATATGCTGATGTACGTGTAGTACGTAGGTTTCTTAAGGGTGTCATTAGTGGTGAGTTTGAAGACTTCATCATCCTTGTTTTCTATAACAAAGAAAATGCTCTCTCGGGTGCATCCCTAGTGTCTAGGGGGAGACCTTGGTATGCACCTGAGGGAGTAACTTTTCTAAATGAAGAGTGTTCTGTAGCTTTCCAAAAGGGTCTTGGTTTGTCTAGAGCAATGGCTTATGTGCTTGAAAAGAGAGCAGGTATTGACGTAAAACTCCTAGCCTTCTCTAATGCTAATACGCTCAACAACAAGATGTTGGAGAATACTTTTGAGAAACACTTGGGTTACTCTTCATACAAAACTTTTTACAAGGAAATTTAATAATGGGATTTGGTTCCATTAAGAAGGCTTTTAAGAAGGTTGCGCATGTCGCTTCCTTTGGTGCTTACCGAGGTGGTGGTGGTGCCCCTGAGGCTCCTACGCCTGCTCCTGAGCTTGAGCTTACGAACCCTGAGGGTGAAGCTGAGAAGAAGAAGGAAGAAACCGAGAAGGTTCAGCTCCGTAAGGGCAAGAAGGGACTTAGAATCAAGAAGGCGGGGAATGCTGAGGTGTCTGCAGGTGCAGGCCGTAACCTTGTCTAAGATGGAGGGTTATGATGGTTGGTAATCAATCATTGAATGATGGATGGGACGGTTGGAATGGCAACTAGTGAACATACCGCAGGTAATATCCCTCTTGAAGGAGCTAAGACGACCTATGACAAACTCACGACAGACAGAGACCCATACACTCAGAGAGCAGAAAAGTGTGCGACCTATACGATCCCTATGCTCTTTCCTAAGGAGTCTGATGATGGTGGTACTAACTATTCCACTCCTTACAATTCTGTGGGTGCTAGGGGTCTTAATAATCTTGCCTCTAAACTTCTTCTTTCTCTGTTGCCTCCTAATCAACCTTTCTTTAGACTGGGGTTGGACTCGGAGTCTACGGTAGCTCTTAATGAGTCTGCTGATGACCAGCTGAAGGACAATATCGAATACGGTTTGTCCATGATGGAACAACAGATGATTAAGTATATGGAGTCTCAGTCTCTTAGACCGACTCTGTTTGAAGCTATTAAGCAACTTATCATTGCAGGTAATGCACTTCTGTTCCTTCCTCCTGCTGAAGGTGGTATGAGGTGCTACACTCTTCGTGAGTACACTGTTCAGAGAGACACTATTGGCAATGTCCTTCAGATTGTTGCTAAGGACACTGTTTCCCGTGGTAGTCTTCCTGATTCAATGCAGTCTGTTCTCCCAGATTCTGGTGAACCGACTATCAACGAAAAGGTAGACATCTATACTCACATTTACCGAGTAGCTAGTGGTGACACCTATCAGTGGGAATCCTATCAGGAGATTGAAGGTGAACCTGTCGCAGGTAGTGAGCAGACTTATCCTGCAAACAAGAGTCCTTGGATCCCCCTTAGATTCAATAAGAAGGATGGGGAACACTACGGTAGATCCTTTGTTGAGGATTATCTAGGCGACCTTATCTCCCTTGAGAATCTCTCTAAGAGCATTGTGGATATCTCCATGATTGCCTCTAAGGTTCTCTATCTCGTGTCTCCTGCTTGTCAGACCAACATCAGGGCTTTGTCTAAGGCAGAGAACGGTGCCTTTGTTAGAGGTCGTATGGAGGACGTTGTTCCCATGCAACTCAATAAGAGCATGGACATGCAGACGGTACTCACTACTGCTCAACAGATTGAGTCTCGTTTGTCTTATGCGTTCCTCTTGAACTCTGCAGTCCAGAGTGGCGCTGTAGGTAGAGACAGAGTTACCGCAGAAGAGATTAGGTACGTTGCAGGTGAACTTGAGGATACCCTAGGTGGTGTCTATTCTCTCCTGTCTCAGGAGCTACAGCTTCCTCTTGTTGCCTGCGTCTACAATCAGATGCAATCTCAGGGTTTGCTCCCTGCGGTTGACGAGAGTATTGCAGAGATTGAACCTACCATCATCACGGGTATTGATGCCCTTGGTCGAGGGCAGGATCTTAATAATCTAGCTCAGGCTTTGCAGTTGATGCAACAGTTCCCTGAGTTTATGCAGGCTCTTAATGTCGGCAATCTTGCTACTAGGATCTTTGCGGCGGCTCATATTGACGCTACGGGTCTAGTTAAGACTCCTGAAGAACTTCAGGCAGAACAACAGGCCGCTATGGAACAATACGCCCAGCAACAGGGTATTGACGCAGGTGCACAGATGGCTGTCAATGAAGCACAGCTAGGACACTAGCACAGCAGGCACCTGAATAACTAAAGGATAACTAATGACTGACTTTAATGAACCTCAGTCTCTCACTGAGGAGGCTGAAGCACAGGGTATCGAGATCATTGAGTCTTCTACGACTCAGGTTGAGGTTGACCCTGATATTGGAGACCCCCTTCTTCAGAACGAAAAGTCGGGGGAAGAACATAATGAAGAACAAGCTAATGGAACTGAAGGCCACGCTGATGATGTGGCTGTTCATGATCGAAATGAAGATAAAGAGAATCTTCAGGAAGAAGTAGACAAGCACGAAAAGGCTATTGATGCCGTGAAGACCTCCCTTAAGGAAAAGGGTGTTGACTTCAATAAGGCTGTCCGAGAATATCAGGAGAATGGTAAGCTCTCCGATGAAACTGTTGCTGAACTTGAGAAGGCAGGTTATCCTTCTGAGGTTATCGAGGGTTTCATTGAGAGTCGAAAGGCTCTTGAATCTCGCTTCACTGAAGCTGTTTATGATTCCGTAGGGGGTACTAAGGAGTACAATCGTATTGTCGATTGGGCATCCAAGAATCTCCCTCAGAAGACGATTGACTCCTTTAACAGGGCAATCGACAACAATAATCTTGAAGCTGTCTCCCTCATGCTTGAAGGCATGAAGTCTAAGATGGTTTCCAAGATGGGTACCGCTAATAAGTCTATTCATGGCGGTACGGCCACTCCTGTGAATCGTCCTAAGGGGTTTGCAAACAAATCTGAAGTGATCGAGGCTATGAGCGATAAGCGCTATGGCAGGGATCCTGAATACACCCGACAGGTCGAACAGAGAATGTGGGCCACTAGCGTCTAATTTTATCTATTACAACAACAAATCTTATATAATTTAAAGGAAAATAATTAAAAATGGCTGCTCTTGAAGCTACTGGTATTTCTAATCCTGGTCAGGCTCTCTCTGCGGGCGATCGTGATGCACTCTTTATGAAGGTCTTCACGGGTGAAGTTCTGACTGCTTTCTCCCGCACCTCCGTTATGATGTCTCGTCATCAGGTTCGAACGATCTCGCATGGTAAGTCGGCCTCGTTCGCTGTGATGGGCCGTACCCGTGCTAAGTATCTTGCTCCGGGTAGCTCCCTTGATGACCAGCGTAAGAAGATGGAACACAATGAACGTGTCATCGCTATCGACGGTCTCCTTACGGCTGACTGCCTTATCACGGATATCGACGATGCGATGAACCATTACGACGTTCGAGTCGAGTATTCCCGTCAGCTCGGCGAAGCTCTCGCTATGGGTGCTGACTGCGCTATTATCAATGAGCTTGCCAATGAGGCCGCTAAGGACGCTAAGTTCAAGGATGGTAACATCCCCGACAATGGTACGGACGCTGACAAGGTTCTCGGTACGGGTAAGGCCTTTGAGTTCGTTACGGGTATTGATATTACGCAGGAAGCTACGTATGGCAATAAGATCCTTGAGGGTCTCCTTGCGGCTCGTGCTCAGATGACGAAGAACTACGTCCCGCAGGGTGACCGCTATTGCCTTCTGACGCCTGAAGGCTACTCTGCTGTGATGAAGGCTCTCATGCCCGATGCCGCTAACTACCACGCTCTCTTTGACCCGAACACGGGCAAGCTCCAGACGATTTGCGGCTTTGAAGTCATTGAAGTTCCGCACCTCCTGAATGATGGCATTGATGGCAAGCATGCTCTCAACGCTAAGATTAAGACTGCGGGTCTTCAGGGTATCGTGTTCCACCGCTCCGCCGTTGGTACGGTTAAGCTGAAGGATCTTGCTATGGAACGTGCTCGTCGTGCTGAGTATCAGGCTGACCAGATCATCGCGAAGTACGCGATGGGTCACGGCGGTCTTCGCCCTGAAGCCGTTGGTATCTTTGTTAAGGCCACTCAGGAAGAATAATAGATGACCATTGAAGAAGTAAAGAAGGCTTACGAGACTACTTACTTCTGTCAGGTGCACAAGTGGGGGTATCAGCTTACCCCCGAGGAGGCTCAGGAACTGGGTCTCCTTAGTGCATCTGCAAAGCCTGTTAAGCCTCGAAGAACCGTCGAAAAGAATAACAACAAGGAAGAATAATGATTGTCACTCCTAGCACTGAACTTGATGCAGTAAATGAAATTTTGTCATCCGTAGGCTCTAGTCCTGTTAATTCTCTTGAGGATGATGCTAATGTGGATGTTCTGAATGCTGTAAGAATCCTTAAGGCTGTCAGTCAAGAGATCCAGTCTAGGGGTTACAGCTTTAACACTCTCACCAGTGTTACCTTGAAGCCTGACTCTTTTACTAACAAAGTTGCTTACGGTAGAGACTTCCTTAGGGCTGTCTCTACTAGCTACAAGTTCGTAAGCAGAGGAGGCTATTTTTATGATCTTGATTCAGGGGCTCTAGAGTTCCCTGAAGGCATTACTCTGGATGAACTTGTCAAGGAGCTTCCTTTTGAGGAGCTTCCTCAGGTCTTCAGAAAGTATATTACTGTTAGAGCCAGTAGGGTATTTCAGATGAGGTACCTTACCTCTGCTGATATTGATGCACATCTTCAATTGGAAGAGAGTGCGGCTTATGCAGACATTGTAGACTATGAACTGACGGATGGTAATTACAACATCCTCAATGATGACCAGTTCATTAGCCAACAGACTCAGAGGAGCTAAACATGCCTCTAGTATCTCAAAGCATTCACTCATTCAAAGGTGGTGTCTCTCAACAACCTGACATCATCAGATTCCCCGATCAGGTAACTGAGCTTATCAACGGGTTCCCTAATGAAGTTGAGGGTCTCCAAAAGAGACCTCCGACTCTTGCAATCAAGCGTTTGTCCGACCGTGTTGATGCTACAAAGAAGAAGTATCATGTAATCAATAGAGACGAACAGGAAAAGTACATTCTCCAGATGGGGTCTGGGGAATACCAGATTTTTGATCTTAATGGTGTGCCTAAGACTTGCAAGTTTGAAGATGACGATTCCAAAAAGTACATCACCACTAGTGACCCTAGGGGCAAACTAAAGGCAGTTACTGTTGCTGACTACACCTTTGTCTTGAACACTGAGAAGGAGGTAGACGCTGTAGAAGGCGAGTCCCCAGCAGGCAAAAAGGATACTACTCTAGTGTACATCAAGAATGCCCAGTATGCTAAGACTTACGCCATTTATGTCGAAGGTAAGTATATGTGCGGCGTCATTACCCCTGATGGTGGTGAAGCTAAGCAAGCTGTTCAGACTACTACTGCCTTTATTGCAAGAGCATTGTATGCCCTTCTTAAAACCGGTAAGAAACCTGACGGTGGTAACCCTGACGTTGGTGGTACCTATGATGCCCTATTGAATCAGGTGGGCGGTAGAGCGTCTATGGGTTACTCTAGGTCTAGTGCAAGCATGAGTTCCTATAACGTAGACCTAGTCGGTGACTCTGTTATTACGATTCAGTCTAAGTCTGGTTGGGATCCTCCTAATGTCCTCGTTAAGGACGGCTTTGGTAACCAGAACGCTATTGCCTACATTGGTAAGGTTACGGCTGTTAATAAGCTCCCTCCGATTGCACCTGATGGTTACATCATGCAGGTGTCTGGGGAAAAGAATTCCGAAGATGATGACTTCTATATAAAGTGGGATGACAAACATAAGGTGTGGAAGGAAACTGTTGCACCTAAGATTCCCACTACGATCAACCCTAAGAATATGCCTCATGCTATTGTTAGGCAAGAGGATGGAAGTTTTCTTCTTAAGAAGCTCCCGTGGGTTGATAGAGGTGCGGGTAATGAAGACACTAACCCTGATCCTTCGTTTATTGGTAGGAAGATCAATGACATCTTCTTCTACCGTAATCGCCTAGGGGTAATCTCGGATGAGTCCATTATTCTTAGTGCAACCAACGACTTCTTTAATTTCTGGTTTAAGTCCTCTGCGGCTATTGCAGACACTGACCCTATTGACGTTTCTGTCTCCTCGAATAAGGTTGCAATTCTGACTCATGCTGTGCCCTTTGCTAGAGAGCTTATGTTGTTCTCTAGAGAAGGTCAGTTTGTCTTGTCTAGTGATGGTGTCATGACCCCTAAGAGTGTCAAGTGTGACCAAATCACTAACTTTGACTACGACACGAACGTCCAACCTATCTCTATTGGCCCTTCGATCTTCTTTGTAAATGATCGAGTAAACTACTGTTCTATGATGCGCTACTACTCCTTGCAGGACGTAGCTGACCTAAAGGATGCTGAAGACGTAGCCGCACATGTGCCTACGTACATCCCTAAGGGCATCACAAGACTCTCTGGGAACACCACGGAGAACGTAGTTACGGCTATCTCTTCCACTACCCCTAATATCGTATACTGTTATAAGTTTATTCTTGTTAACGCCACTAGTGAACAGCAGGCTTGGTTCAAGTGGGAATTTGCAAACAAGAATTCTGAGGTTCTCCTAGCGGAGTTTGTTGACTCAGAGATTTATCTTCTTATCAACTCTCCGAATGGCCTGTATCTAGAGAAAGCCTTGCTGACAGGTAATGCCGTTGACTTCTCTGATGAGCCTACTAGGCTCTTTATGGATCGTAAGAAGAAGTATGTCATCCCTCAGTCTAACAAGTACAGTGACTATGAGGATTATACTGAGGTGTCTCTTAATGACATCTACGGTGCTATCCCGTCTACTAAGGATCATAAGTATTTCATTGTCACTAAAGATGGTTACGTTACTGAGGTTACTGACTGGGATTCCACTGGTGTCTTTAGACTCCAAGGGGACATGAGGGGTGTTGAGGTGTTTGTTGGTCTTACCTACAAATTCTGTGTAACTCTCTCTAAGCAGGCCATTAAGAGAAATACGGATACTGGAGGTGTTATCTCAGAGATTGAAGGTAGACTACAGCTTAGGTACTTCTGGTTTAACTATAGTAACTCTGGTGTATTTGAATGTAAGGTTGATAACGACCTTAAGAATAAGCACTTTAAGTATAGGTTTACTGGCAGGAACCTTGGTGAATCTCCGACTATCTTGGGTTCTAACAAGGTTTACACGGGTAAGTTTAAGTTCCCGATCCAAGACAATAATGATGAAGTAGTCATTACTGTATGCTCCGATAACGTCCAACCTGTTAACCTTATTTCTGGGGGTTGGGAAGGTCTTTACATTAGAAGGAATAGTAGCGTATGAAGTTGAAACCCTTAACTCCTGAGCAGAACAATTTGCTTTGCGACATTGCAATCCATGCTATGGAGAGTTGTGTCTGTAATGAGGTTGAGATCCCCATTGAACACTTTGTTTATGAAGGGGTGTATTACAGAACCTGTTTTATCCCTAAGGATGTAGCTATTATTGGAGCTTACATCCAGATCCCTACTACTGTAATTGTCAGTGGGGATTGTTATGTTACCCTAGGGAATACTGTAGGGAGGCTTAAGGGTTACAACGTCATTCAGGCTGAGAGTGGTCGTAGGCAAGCCTTTAGGGCACTTGAAGACACGCACATTACGATGTGCTTTAGGACTGATAAGGTTGACCTAAGGGAATGTGAGAAAGAGTTTACTCCAGAGTGGATGCTATTAACAACTAATAGAAAGGAATTGATTAAAGAATGAGTGGTGTCGTAATCGGTGTTGGTGCCGCTGTTGGTGCAGTAATTGGTGGTGGTAGTTCTCTATACGGTACCTCTAAGCAGAACCGTAGTATGGTGAAGGCCTTCAAGAAGCAGATGCACTACTTGCAACTAAACTATAACTACAATCAGGCATCACTTGACAGGCAAGAAAGATCCATGTACGACTCTGCCCTAGGCGAGTTGTTTTCTTTGTCTCTTAACGCCTATCAGAACAACTCACAGATTGAAGCGGCTATTGCTGAGACAGGTCTTGACGGTAGATCTCAAGATAAGATCAAGCAGACAATTAGTGGACAGACTCTGAGACAAGAGACTGCTACTAAAGAAGCCTACCTCAATGATGTGTGGAACGTAAGGTTCCAGAAGGACGCCCTTTACATCCAGACTAAGGCATCCGTTGAGCAAGCTAGGGATAACCTCAATAATAACCTTATTGGCGGCTCTAGAGCTTTCCAACAGTTCCTCAGTGGTGCAATCACTGGTGCCGCTATGGGTGCCGCTACTGCAGGTATTGGCAGTGCCGTTGGTGGTGCTCTTGGAGGAGCTACTGCCTCTACTGCTACAGGTGCCCTTGGAGGTGGTGCGGGAGCTGTTACTGCTGAAAGTTTCTTGGCCTCTTATGGGATTTCGGCTAGCACTGTGCCGACACTTGGGGCATCTACTATGGCTTCTACGGGGGCATCTACTGGATCGTTGGCAGCCCTTGGAGGTGCAGGTGCTGTTGCATCTACTGGTATGAGCGGAGCGTCCTCTAGTGCATCTATTGCATCCAATACTGGTAGTAGCTTCCTTGGCAATGTAATGGCTAATTACCAGCAATACAAGCCCTATGTTGACTTCGTACAGCAGTGGGCTAACTATTACAACTCTAACATTACCCCTAGAGAACGAGGAGGTTACTTTTACTAATGGCTTATAAAAATTCAGACGGTAATTCTTCCATTGCCAATCAGTGGGGACAATGGAGATATTTCAACTCTGCTTTGGATAAACTAGGTACGGCTAAGCCTGCTACAATTTCTATCAACGAAAATAATGTAACTATCCCAGAAGCAGACAATTGGCTTGAATGTTTTAAGGACGTTGCTAGGGCTGTTAAAGGTGGTTTTGAGGCTAAGAAGGAGTTGTCCTATAAGTTAGCCGATGATTACCTTAAGTCCCATTCTCTTGAGCAGTACCGTGAAGAGATGACTAAGGGACTTGTGCCGTTCCAAGATGACCCTCTCGCAATGGCTAGACTTAAAGAGTCCCACGGTCAGATGCTATTCCAGTACATCACTGAGGACTTCCAGCGAAGAGTCGACACTAATGAATTTAAAGGAAAGGCTCCCGAAGAGGTTGACGCAGAGTTCTTTAAGTTCATGCGTGAGAATGTGTCCGATGTAGCCAAACAGTTTGGGTATAGCTCTGAGGATGTGTTCTTTAATAGGGGTGTCTTTGCGAACTCTCCTGCAGAACGCATCAAGATGATGACACGTCAGAAAGAAGTTGAACATAAGTTTAACGTTCAGGACATGTTCATCACCGAATCTGCCAAGATTCATGCAATCATCCAGAACGGTGGTAATTCGGAAGCACTTGTTGGTGCACTTAGGGAAATGGACCTTACCGTTGGTAGGTTCCTTGATCCAGAGCATCAAAACAAGCTGTGGACTAGTGTCATTAGTTCTCTTGAGAAAAGTCCTGAAGGGTTCTTTACTCTACAGCAACTTGCAGACTCTAAGGATCTACCGTTTGCCAATGGTGTAACCCTTAGGGAATACCTTGGCGAAGATGGTTATAAGACTTCCCTTATTAAGGCTTATGACTATAGGTACAAGAGAGACACTAAGGCTTACCTTGACTATCAGAATGGCCTTAGTAATCTAGCAGACAGTGGAGAGCTTTCCGTTCTTGAGGCCATTAGAAATAGTGAACTGGAGGCTAATGGCAACATCCTTACGGACAGAGTAAAGGACATCGAAAAGGCTGTAGATAGGGCTAGAGAAGTCCAAAGAAGTGCCTTGAGATCCACTGCTGTAAAGGTCCAAAATGAACAAAAGGCTCTTATCAAGAAAAACCTAGCTAAGAAGTTTCTAAAGGACGCTTCGCTTGGAAAGGAGCTTAAGAGTAGTGACTCTTCTGATCTCTCTTCAGACGATCTAAATGTTGCCTTTGACGATATGATTGAGAGCGGTGAACTTACTATTGAGGGTGTGCTAGGGATTGCTAAGAACTCTTCTGTTCCCTTTAGGGACAATACTGCAAGACGTTATCTCAAGGACAAGTCTGAAGCGGCTAATGAGAAACTGACGGGTATTACTACTGACTATCTCAATAGTGGGATGAAGCCTGAGACTATTCCTAAGGAGCCTCCTGAGGAGATCACTCAGATGATTGAGCTGTACCGTACTGATCCTAAGGCTTTCTTGTATGCTACTGGTAGTACCAAGGGTTTCACTGAATCTATCCATGGTGCTATTCTTCTAATGGAAGGTGGTAGGTCTTGGGAAGATGTAGTAAAGAGAACTGCAGGCTTTGAAAAACTTAAGGCTGACTCTAAGGGAAGAGCAAAGATTGAGGGTCTTAGAATCAAGGTTAACACTGGTGTAACTGAGATCTCTAAGGTTATTGGTACCGAGATTGACCAAACAGGCAAAGACTTCATCTACAATATGGCTTGTAGATTTGTAGGCTCTGGTGAGTCTCCTAGTAGAGCCGTAGAGTTGGCTAAGGATGTCTATAGAAATCAGTATGTGACTCTCCTAGGCACTAGTGTCCCTGCTAGAGTGTTTACCTCTAGAGCTTACGGTAATGCTGACCCTAAGATGGCTAAGGAGCTCTTTAGAGAGGAGTTTGACTATGGGGATGACTCCAAATACTCCGTAGACTATAACGAAGAATTTGGAAGACTTGTTGTGTATGAGAAAGGGACGTATAACTACGTCAAGTCTTATACGACTGAGGACATCCAACGTACCCTTGACAAGGCCGCTGAAAGAAAGGCTAAGGAACTTGAAAAGGAAATGAATGCAACTGTCTTTGATAGACTTTCTAAACTAAATAGTGGAACTGACTAATGAATCCTAGACGTAGTGCTTGGGGTGACTTCGAGAATACGGAGCATCCCTATGATGGTATCATTAAGGATACTGCTGAGAGATACGGTTTGAACCATTCTCTATTCAGACGACAACTGTATCAAGAATCACGATTTAACCCTAACGCTGTGTCTCGTGCAGGTGCTATGGGTGTTGGTCAGATCATGCCTAAAACTGCAAAGGCTTATGGTGTGACTGACCTTAACACCCTTAAGGATCCCTTCTTTAACATTGACCTTGCAGGTCGTATTATGAAGGATAACCTTAAGTATGCTAAGGGGAATCAGTATGCGGCATTGGCTATGTACAATGGGGGTACTGCCGCAATGAAGAATTACCTTAAGGGGAACTACAAGGGTCTCCCTAAGGAAACTTGGAATTACATTGACACCATCGGTGATGATGACAGGTGGGGAGAACAGAAGGTAAATGAACCTGTCCCTACCGTTAATCCGAAGATTGAGAAATCCTTGAATCCTTCCGAGGATTCCTTGATTGACAGGAAGCCTGTATTTACCAACCTTGATTTGCCTGAGTCGTCTAAGGAGATCAAGCCTTTTATCAAGGATCCTGTTGATGAGGATGCTGTAAGAGCGGCTCTTGCTAATACTACTAGGAGCAAGCTCATCGGCATCAGTTTTCGCTCAAAGCGTTGGGCTGACAATCGTTATGTCTATGACCCTTCTCAGGATACATCGGATGAGCCTCAGGTCGGCTTTGCGGGCGGCTTGAAGCACGGTTATTTGCCTACATATCTTAAGATGTCCTTTGCTGACGGTAGCATCTTTGGTGAACAGTTTGCTCCTTCGGATGAACAAAGGGGTGAAATCCTAGGCAAGGTAGGGTACAACATGGATAGGTACTATGCTGTACTCAACGGTGCTACTTCGATGGAGGATGTCGAAGAGAGACTTAAGATCAATGAGGAAGTAATCAAGTATAGACAGGCTGAAGCCAATGCCGGTTGGTTCTCTTCGATCACTTCCTCTATTGGTGGCGCTGTTGTGGATCCTTTGTCTTATGTCCCCGCACTTGGTGCGTATGGTATGGCAGGTAGGGTGATCACAGGTGCCGCTTTGGGTGCTGTGTCTAATCAGATTGATACATACGTGTCTGGTGCTGAACATGACATCATGGAAGACATGCTTGTTGGTGCCATGTTTGGTGCAGGCATTGAGTTTGCATTCAAGGGTCTAGGTAAGGGTGGGCACTATGTAGGCGATACTGCTCGTAGAGCCAAAATCATCAGAGAGTATCAGGAGGCAGGTAAGGATCTTCCTTCTGAGGCCTTTGATGGTATTGGAGGTTCCACTAAGGTCGCTACGTCCTTGAACAACCTTCTTGACAACATCGAACGCAGAGTCCCCCTTGTGTCAACTAAGGGTGTCTTTCAGGCTCTTGAGTCTACTAACTTTAGAAAGTTCTGTGAGTCTGTCTTTGTAGACCGTGGTTCTGGTTATGTTGACGAGAACGGTGTTCATTATGCAACTAGATTCCAAGGGCAGACCGTAGAGGAGAAGCTAAGAGCCGCTCAGATTGACTTTGAGAACTTTGAGTCTGGCTATAGAGATAGCTTCAATAACCTCAGAAAGCTCGGGCATGATGATGCAGAAATCAATCTAGCTATTTGTCAGGCCATTGAGAACGGTGTAACCCCTTCCAAGTTTGTAGGTAATGAAGAGTTCAGTAAGATCGTAGAGTCTACTAAGGATTTCCTTCAGAAAACCTCTAAGACTGGTCAGAGGGGTGGTTATGTCCCTAGAGTAAGTGACCCTAGAAAGGTTAGTGATCTCTTTGACCCTAATCTCCCTAGAGGGCCTCAGGTAGAGAAACTTGTTAATGAACTTTCTAAAGCTCTTGTTGATGGTGCACTTGCTAAGCCTGAAGTACGACAGAGAATCCTTGACTACTACAAGAAGAATGTCTACGATAAGCTCAAGGCTGAAAGGGAAGCACAGATTGCCGAGCAAGACAAGAAAAAGGACATCAAGTACCAAAAGGTAGCTAAGGCTTCCAATAAGATTATCTCTGACAAGTCCGCTCAAGCCTCTAGAAGTATTGAACGTATTCAAGAAAGAGGAGACGTTAGAGGTGACAATCTAGCTGATAAATACAATGAGCTAGAACCTGCCTACAATAAGGCTAAGAATAAGATCTCTGAGGATATCTCTAATGACCTTGAGAAGGCTGAAGCTGACTATGACAAGGCTGTTAAGGAAGCTAAGGCTAAATCTGAGAAGAAAACCAAAGAGCTAGAGAAAGAGTACAATAAACTCGATAAAACCTCTGATGCCGACATTGATGCCGAAATCAACAAAGAGATTGAGCGTCTTAGAAAAGAAGCTGAACTAAAGAAAGAGTTGGCTAAGGCTAAGGCTGAGACCGAAGGGCAAGCTAATGCCGCACAGAAGAGGTATGACAAGTACGTAAGCACTACTCTTGTAGAGAGAGCTAAGAAACTCAAAGAGAATGCCCTTAAGGCTAAAGAAGCTAAGAAGGAATCTATCCTTGAGGCCCTCGAAGCAGAAGAGCAGAGACTTAAGAATACCCTAGAAAACAAGAAGGCATCCTACGAATCTAGAGTAGAGAATATCCAGAAGAGAGAATCTGAGAGACTTAAGGAACTTGAAAAGAAACTCGTTAAGGATAGAGACTCTATTATTGAGAAGATCGAAGCTGTAGAGAAAGAAACTGCAGATAAGATCAAGGCTAAGGAACGAGAGGTTAGCGAAGTCCAGAGGCAACAACACAAGGCTCAGGACATGGTTAGGCAGGAGAAGTTTGAGGATAATCTTGAGCCTTTACCTGATGAGCCTGACTGGGTAGATGTGCTTGAATGGATGCAGAAAGAAGCTAGGGAGGATGCTCTTGGTTGGATTGACCAAGGTACTTCCATGGGTAGGGCTATCATCACTGATGGTAACATTGCAAACATTAAGTACGACCCCGAGGTGACTAGAATCCCTTGGGATACCTCTGTCACTACCCGTAGCGGATTGTCTATCGACAAGATGCGTAGAGATCCTCTTGAGGCTGTCCGTATGCACCATAACAAGGTTATTGGTGACAATATCCTCCTTAGTTACGGGTGTGAGAACTTGGGCGACTTTGAGAGTATGTTGGGTAAGATGTGGTCTGAGGAGGTTAATTCTGCCGTAGGTGGTAGGGTTGACGCTAAGAAGTTTGCACAAGCTCAGGAACAACTTATCAACATGATCTACAATAAGCACCATAGCATGTCTGATGTCAATAGTTCTTGGCTTGGGGCTATGGCGGATGTTGTCAGAAACCTTACGTTCTTCTCTAAGAATGCTATGATGGGTATTGCTAATCTCTTTGAACAGGGTGAGGCTATTAAACACTATGGTGCCCTACATTTCTTTAAGGGCGTCCCTCTTGTTAGAGACTTCTTTGATAACTGGGCTAAGAATGGCATGACCAATGCAGAGATTAGACAGGCTCAGTCCCTTATCTTTGGCATGTCCGTAAGAGAGACTGGTCTACTTAGAGACATTGCTACGGAGTCTTTTGAGAAGCAACTACGTAGGTTCAATGGCGATAAGGCTAAGTCTATTCTTGTTGCGGCAACCGATACTCTTGCTCAGGCCTCTCCGTTTACTAAGTTCATTCAGAATACCGAGAACTCTATCGTTGAGGCTTCTCAAGGTATGTTCTTGGGTGAGCTTATTCAGTACGCTCATAATAAGTCTATTTCCAAGAAAGGCTTCCTTAATAAGGAGCTTATGCAACGCAATGGGATCTCTCAGGAGAACTTCGATAATCTATTGAAGATCCTTAAGGAATCCACTACCGTAGGTAAGAACAAGGAAATCACTATTGACAACCTTGATGCTATCCTCTCTAAGGATCCTGCCGCTCTTGCGACTCTTAGACGTATGGGCGACTATGTTGCTCATGAGGTAATCCAGAAGAATACCTTGGGCGACACTTTCCTTTGGGAGGGTGCCCAAAAGAACCCGTTCATGCAGTTGCTCTTGCAGTTCAAGACGTTCGCTCTTAGATCCTACGATAAGAGACTTAAGAAAATTCTAGGTAGAATGGCTGAGGGCGATGCACTTGGACAAGCCTATAGTATCTTCTTGTCTACCGCATTGGGTACCGTTGGTGCACTTACTAACACCCTTATTAATACTGCAGGCATGGATGAGGAACAACGAAAGGAGTACCTTAAGAAGACTCTAAAGTATGATTCTGAAGAAGGGCTTACTTTAGACACTGCTTTTCAGGCTGGTATTAATGGTGTTATGCGTTCTAGCGTTGCGGCATTCCCGTCTTTGGTTCTGAATACTCTTGGTGTAAACACGGATGTCAAGACCACTACCGAAGGCTTCTCCTCTCAGAAAGAAAAGGATGAGCTGTATGGAGGCTTTGATGCTGACAAGTGGTTTAGAGACTTGGCTCCTGCATACTCTACCATCAAGTCTTTCATGGACATTGCAGGGTACTCTGCTAATGTAGCTCGTATGACGGGTGATGAAAACTTCACCGATGAGCAACTAGAGAATCACAAAGAGAAAGCTGTCAGAGCTATTCGTAATTCTACTAATATCCCATTCCTTAAGTGGGGTCTTTATAACACTCTATCCGATAAGGATGAATAACTAAAACAATGGCTTCTACTATTGCTAACTATCAGGGCAATGGGTCTACTACAGACTTCAATGTGCCCTTTGATTATCTAGCAAAGAAGTTTGTGAAGGTCACCGTAGACTCCCGAGAGAAACTTGGGGGTGACTACGGTGACACCACTAAAGACTACTTCTTTGTAGATAAGACTACCATTAGATTCAATACAGCTCCCGCTAGTGGTACTGAAATCATTATTCGCAGATACACGTCTGCTACTGACCGTATCGTGTCCTTTAAGGACGCTTCGGTTCTAAAGGCTAAAGACCTTGATGTGTCTACCATTCAGACTATTCATATTGCTGAAGAAGGTAGAGACATCATCAATGATGCACTCATTGTAGACAAGGAAGGCAATTGGGATGCTAAGGGTAAGCGTATTGTCAACGTTGGGAGTCCTATTGATGACAACGATGCGATCACCCTTAAGTTCTACAAAGATGATGCTATGGGTGCCTATCAGGCTAAGCTAAAGGCTGAAGCCGCTAGGGATGCCGCTAAGGTCTCTGAGACGAACTCTAAGGCTTCTGAAGTTAATGCTAAGGAGTCTGAAGTCACCGCTAAGGCTTCTGCGGGTACTGCAGTATCTGCGGCTAAGCATGCTGATGTCGTCATGACAGAGAACCAAGCAATTCTTGAAGAGGCTCGACAGATTCAAACTAATGTTGAGACCTCTGAGAGTAATGCCTATGAGAATGCTGTAATTGCTACTCAGAAGGCTGATGAAGCTAAGGTGTCTGAGAGGAACGCTAAGGAGTCTGAAGCCAACGCTATGGCGTCTGAGGTGAGTGCCTCTGATAGCGCTTCTTTGGCTAAGGATTGGGCTACCAAGACTACTGGTACTGTTGATGGCTCTGAATACTCTGCAAAGCACTATGCTAATAAGGCTAAGGATAATGCTGATGCAAGTAACGCTACTCTTGAAGAAGTTAAAGCTGAAGGTGCCAAGCAAGTAAAATCAATCACTGATACCGCAACCACTGAAATTAGTAAAATCACTAGTGAAGGGGGAAAGCAGGTCGGTCTTGTCACTGCTGAAGGCACTAAGCAGGTTACTAGAGTTACGACTACAGGTAACCAACAGGTATCTGCAGTCACCACTGAGGGCACTAAACAGGTTAACCTAGCGAAGGCTCAGGTTGCCTTGGCTGTCCAAGAGGTTGCTAAGGCTAAGGAGCAGGTTAGTCTCGCTACTCAACAGGCTACTCTGGCTACTACTAAGGCCTCTGAGGCTGAAGATAGTGCTACTAGTGCTTCCCAGTCTGCTACTGCGGCTGATGCCAGTGCTAAGAGTGCTAGTGCTTCTGCGAGTACCGCTACGACTCAAGCTACTAATGCGAGTAACAGTGCTAAGGCGGCTAAGCTCTCTGAGGACAATGCGGCTCTCTCTAAGACTGCGGCAGGTACCTCTGAGACGAACGCTAAGGCTTCTGAGGTTGAGGCTAAGAGACAAGCTGATCTCGCTAGGGGCTATGCCAATCAAGCCTCTAGTGGTCAGGTTAATTCTGACTGGACTGAGACAGACACTACGTCTAAGGCATTCATTAAGAACAAGCCTACGCTCGGAGCCCTTGCGTCTAAGAACAGTATTGCTTACAGTGAGATCACTGGTACTCCTCCTGAGCAAGATCTTAGTGGTCTTGCTACTAAGGAGGAACTTCAGACGGGGCTTGCCAGTAAGGCTCCTACGAGTCATACGCATACCGTGTCTCAGATTACTGACCTTACTGCAAAGCTGAATGCTAAACTTGATGTTGCTACCTTCAATGGTTATATTGATTATGGAGATTTAGGTTCTTAATATGGCTATTAAAGAACGAAAACAAATTACGGGCACTGAAGCCCAAATTAAGGGGTTTGCAGGCCATAATGGTGTCCTAGCGTATGCTACTGACACCAAGCATCTGCATGTTCTCAGTGGTACTGCGGGTACCACTACTGAGCTTGCTAATAGGGCTGATATTCCTAACGTCTCTGGTAAGGCTGATACGACGTATGTGAATGCTGAACTTGCCAAGAAGCAGAATAAAGGTGACTACGCTACGACTAGTGCCCTTACTTCGGGTCTTGCGGGTAAAGCTAACAGCTCTCATACGCATACTATTGCTAACGTTACTGGTCTTCAAGATGCCCTGAATTCGGCTAGTACTCAGGCATCCAATGCTATTCCTAAGTCTGGTAACAGAGGTGCCATTGGAGGATATGAATCTGCTAGTGCAGTTACTACAATTACTGGAGATTCTCCTGACTCCATGGCAACGGGCATTGGTGGGACTATTCTAGAAATACATGTAAATACTGGTAGTGCAAATCAGTCTTGGACTAAGGTAGTGTATCTTACTCAGAATGTTAATGTTATCTTAGGTAGCAAGTGGGTTTGGGCTGGTGGTAAAGCCCCGACTATTAAGGTCCCTGGTGTGTTGGTTTTCCATTGGAATAACTCTGGGGGCATTGCTACTCATACTGCAGGAGCTTCTTAATTATGGAATTGCTTACTAGATATTTGTATAACTCCAAGAAATACAACAGCCAGTATGGGCTTCGTCAGGCTATCTTTGAGAATCAGAGAGTTGCCTTTGGGGAATTCACTCCTGAACTTATGAAAGAGTTTAGTATCACCGAAGAAAAGTACAACCCTGAAGACGAGATGACTGATGAAGAACTGGCTGCTCGTGTTCGCATGCGTAGAGACTCTCTGATCTCTCGTACAGACTTCTATGTTCAGCCTGATTATCCTAGTGATCCTGCTGGTCTTGAAGCTGTCAAGGCTTACAGACAGGTTCTTAGAGATATCCCTGAACAGAATGGATTCCCTAGGAATGTTCAGTGGCCTTCCCTTCCGGCTGTCCTTAGTAGAGATAAGGGTTTGGCTACTGTTGGTCTTGCTAAGGTGGGGGTCTGAGGTGCTTAATAAAGAGTTGCTATTGGCAGGAATTACTGGGAAAGAACCTCATATTCTTATTGCTGTAAAAGAATGGCGTGACCTAAACCCCCCTTATTTTAGTTATGGTTACAGCACCTATGATGACATAGGTAAGATATCAAGAATTCCTTGTTGGGGAGGGTTTGGTTCAATAAAAAATTACACTGCACTGAAAACACTAGTTATGAAGAATGGTGAAGTACCGGAGACTATTATTAAGTGGAGAAACCCCTATACCCACAATAGGCTTGTGGTTACACGTCTAGACACTGGAAAATCTGTAGAGTTTGAACATACGAGTCCCTCTGTGAGCGAACTAAGAACGAATGCCCTCTTTTTCACGAGGGAGGATATATATAAAGAAGTTCCATTAATCTTCGACCCCCCCCCGACAATTATTTGGATCCCAGTACGGACGAACCGATCTAAGAAGAGGGTACTATGTAGAAGGAGATCCTTGGGAGGCTCAAGATGCTGAACAAGGAACTGTTAATGATACAGACAGAGTTACCCCTAGTTCACGTCACCCTAGGGTTCTACGGAGGACGCAACAGCGGGACGGACTACACGTGGGTGTCTCCAGATGGAACTGTAAAGACTGGGGGTGTTTTCGACGAGCGCATGGATGTAGTCGAAACGCTTACTTGCAAACCAAACACCAGTGTTTCTATCCGTACAGACAACTACAGCGGGGACTACTCAGCTACCCCACCACAGGAGATCACAGTGGTGGAAACTTCCTCGACATACTTAACATTCACAGCATTCAGAGATGTAACGGTAGTCTTCTAGTGTCTTACAGGAGGGCGCCTTATGCTTAATAAGGAGCTTCGTAGTTTGCTATAGTGCCCCGAGAGGTGCACTCTAAACTACCTCTCAGAATGCTAGGCTTTTCAGTAGCTATAGCCTTAGAGAATTCTAGTTTAACCTAAGCTACTAATCTATAACTCTAGCTATATGCTAGAAAGGAAAATAATCATGGCTGAATTTGCTTCTAAGGGTGTTGCCGGTGCTGGTCTCGGTACTGGTATTGCAGGCCTTGCTCTGGGTGTTCTTAATAGCTCTAATAACGGCAATGGTCTCCTTGGTGGTCTCCTTGGCGGTGGTAATCAGAATGTGGTGTCTGCTCTTCAGGCAGAGAACAGTCAGCTGAAGGCTGAAAACTACTCTGATAAGAATGCCTAGGAAGTCTACGCACAGTCTCTTGCAGACAACCGTAGGCTCCGTGATGAAACCTTTGCATACCTTAAGCCTCTTGCTGATGAATCTGCGAACAACCGTGTTGAGCTTGCTAAACTTCAGGCTGAGCTTAAGTGTTGCTGTGAAAAGCAGGAGCTTAGAGAGCAGATTGTCCTTGGTAAGGTTAATGAACTCGCTCTGACGACTCAGGCGAAGTTCGGTTGCCTTGACCAGACCATTGCAGGCATGATGGGTACGATTGGTAAGATCACGGACACTATTGTTCCTATGAGTGCTATCTGCCCGACTCCGATGGCTAAGTACAATGCGTGGGTTGCTCCTACGAATACTCCTGCTACGGGCGCATAATAGTTTCCTATGAAAATCAGTTTGAGTAAAATCTCTCAGGTACTCCCTGAGTTCGTAGATACTCGACTGATGCCCAGTGCCCCCTCCACGATGAAGTGGCTTCTTGGAGGGAGTACGTTCTTGATTCTGCATCAGGCGGATACCCTCATCGGTAAGTATCTGCCTATGCTGAAGCAGATGGGTATCGTCGATGAAAGCAACAAGGTAGACATTGAGGTTGCTAAGGGTTTTATCAACAGTGCCTTCGATAAGAGTGGTACTGTTGAATACCTCGGGTTTAAGTTCGATAAGTCCGATGGTGAAGCACTAATTAATATTATGGAGAAATACAAAGATGATTGATGAAAAGTGGGAAGATAATGTTTTCATGATGGCCAAGCATAAACTTCTTGAAGCTATTGAGAAGCGTAACAAGGAGTCTTACCATACTGAGGGAGACATCCGAGCCTATAAGGATGCCCTAAAGGCTTTGTACTATCTCATTAGCATTGAGAAGAGCAAGTAATTCAGGGGTTTCAGTAGTCCTAAAGGTCTTACGCACAGTAATTACCGTAGGACTACTGAACCTATCTAACAGACTAAGTAAATGAATATACAAGTTTATTGGGATGGCAATGTAGGTGCCTGTGAGTATGAGAACCATAAGGCATTCTTTACAACGAAACCTGACATTCCTACGGTTACCTTTGATGTTATCGTGTATAGCGAAGACAACAACGTAACCAAGAAGATTTACGCTAATATTACTAGTGATCTTACTTCTGAGGAAGTTACTGCCGTAAAGCAGTTTGCTAATGCGCAGTTCACGGTTAAGAGCAACACTAATTAAATAACTAAATACAATATGGAACTGGAAGTAATTAAGAAAGATGGTACCCACGAAGGCTGGGATTGGGATAAGATTGAAGTAGCTATCAATAAGGCCGCACAGAGGGCTAACGCTACGTACTCTGAGTATGACATTGGTAAGATTAGGGGCTATATCGAGAGCCTTGTCTACAGCAACTATGACAAGGTGCCTACTGATAAGCTCCACTCTATTGTCATTGAAGCTCTTTGTAAGTACGCACCGAAGATCGGAGAGTCTTATAAGGAATTCAGAGACTATAAAAACACCTACGCTAAGGCTTTCGAAGCTGTTAAGAATGAGGCTGACACAGTCCTCCTTTTGGGAGACAAGGAAAACGCTAACTTCGATAGTTCCCTTGTGTCTACCAAAGGCTCCCTCATTAAGGGCTACCTGACTAAGCAACTGTACAAGCAGTTCTACCTTACTAAGGAAGAGAAAGAGGCTACTAAGGTCGGTAAGTATTACATCCATGACCTTCGAGATATGATCTTTGGTTCCATCAACTGTTGCCTCTTTGACATGGCTACTGTTCTTAAGGGTGGCTTTAGTATGTCCAACGTCACCTATACGGAACCTACGAGTGTCCTTAGTGCCCTTCAGGTGATCGGTGACATCACCCTTGTAGCTACTGCACAGCAGTTTGGTGGATTCACTATCCCTCAGATTGACAAGACGCTCCTCCCGTATGCTAAGAAAACGTATGACCATGCGTTTAAGAAATACTTTGACCAGTGCAATATGGAGTTCGATGAAGCATGCGCAATGGCTATGCAAGAACTCAAGCGTGAGTTGGGGCAGGGCTTCCAGTCTCTTGAACTAAAGCTAAACACTGTTCCGTGTTCTCGTGGTGACTTTGCATTCACTACGCTTACGTTTGGTGAGTGGAACAATGATCTCCCTGAGTATGACAAGGAGTTTCTTGAGGTGATTTGTGAGACCATCCTTGAGACCCGCATGAAAGGCCATGGGGGTAAACAGGTTGTGTTCCCTAAGCTCGTGTATCTCTATGATTGGGAACAACACGGCAGTGATGAGCACGCTAACGTGTTCGAGAAGGCTGTTGAATGTTCCAGTAAGTGTATGTACCCTGATTTTCTGGCTATTAACGCTCCTAATGGCACTGTGTCTGAAACCTACAGAGCGTCTAATAAGCAGTGTGTGATCCATCCTATGGGATGCAGGGCGTATCTCACTCCTTGGAAGGATCCTGAGACTAACGAGTATGTGTCTGTTGGTCGATGCAACATTGGTGCCGTGTCTCTCAACCTTCCGTTGATCTTTAAGGCATCTAAGGGCGACTTCTGGAATGAACTTAGGGTGAACCTTGAACAGGTTAGAGGGTTCCTTAAGCGTCGCTATGATATGCTCAAGCATGTCAAGGCTAGTACGAACCCTATGGCATTCTGTCAGGGAGGTTTCTATAAGGGCTTCCTTAATCCTGAAGATGAAGTTGGTGAGCTTACTAAGTACATGACTGCATCTTTTGGTATCTCTGCTTTGAATGAGTTTGCTATTCTCTTTACTGGTGGTAAGGATCTTCAGACTCCTGAGGGACAGAAGGCGGCTAAGGATGTCGTTAAGTTCATCTATGATGCAGTGCAGGAGTTTAAGAAGGAGGACGGCTATCTCTATGCACTCTATGGTACCCCTGCAGAGTCCCTTTGCGGCACTCAGATGACTCAGTACCATGAGTATTGTGCAAAGAATAACCTTAAGGATGAATTTGAAGGTAAGGAATATTTCACCAATTCCTTCCATATCCATGTGTCTGCCGACATTACTCCCTTTGAAAAGCAGGATCTTGAGTTTGAGCTCTTCCATCTTATTGAGGGAGGCCACATCCAGTATGTCCGTATTGACAACCCTGAGAATAAGCTGGCTCTCATGAGCACGATCCTTCGAGGTATGGCTCATGGGTTCTATCAGGGTGTGAACTTTGATGCGGCTTACTGTGAGGATTGTCATCAGCATAGCTTTAACGTTGGTAATACATGCCCCTATTGTGGTTCTAGTAACCTGTCTGTCATCTCCCGTGTCTGTGGCTATTTGGGTTACTCTAACATCAACGGTAACTCCCGCATGAACGATGCTAAGATGGCAGAAATCAAAGACAGGAAGAGCATGTGATGGAATTGCTAGTTCAAAGCGCTATAACCATACTCCTACTGGGATTTAATATAGGCGCAGTGGGGCTAGTGGTATTTGTTTGCCTATTATGCTACAAATCTATTAAAGACTGCATAGAAGGGAAAGGTTAATGAAAGAGGATAAAGAATAAAATGAAGAATACTATGGAAGATCAAACCAATGTGCTTATCGGAAATCTCCAGAAGGAACTTTCGAACTGGTTCCAGAAGACGCACTGTAGAAATGACCAAGGGAAGGACTCCCTGCTTTACAAGGATTGCGCAATCCTGTATGTCAAGTGTATTGTTGAAGAGTTCAAGGAGTTTGTCCAAGAGAGCCCCAACACTCCTAACGACATGAAGGAGCTGTGCGACCTTATCTGGGTATGCGTGCAGTACGCCAATGCTTGTGGATACGACCTTGAAAAGGGTATGAACGAACTGGTGTCTGAATACTCCAGTAAGTTCTATGACAGTGATGGTAACTACAATCCTCAGTTCAGAGAAGACGGTAAGCTCCTGAAGGGCACTGGGTTCAAGAAAGCTAACTTTGAGCAGTTCTTTGACGAATGAACCCCCTTGATGAGGAATCGGGTAACCTAGCAGAGAACATAGCACAGGTAGCTCCTTCGTTGGCAGTATCCAGTGCTGTGATTCTCGGGTTACCCCTTAGTGATTGGGTGTACGTCATCACAATTATCTATACTTTTGTTGGTATCTGCACAATGATTAAAAAGCATTGGGTAGAACCTTGGTTAGAAAAGAGAAGAAAGGAAAAGAACAATGGACTATAAAGGACTTGAGAGCCTCCTAGGGAACATCCATGAGGAGATGCTCCAGAACATGCTTAATGACCTTAGGAACCCCGATAAGAGGTCTCCACAGCTCTACAATGCGATCATTAAGGAGCTTGAGCGTAATGGTATTGATTGTGTCCCTAAGGCTGGAGACGGTGAAGAGAATGCACTCAGTAAGCTCCTGAAGGCTACTAGGGAGAACTTCGAGAATTCCTATAGGGGAGACATGAGTGTTAACTGAGAAAGAAGCTAAAGCTCTACTCCCTTACTATGAGAACTTCCCCCTCTTTACCTCCTTGGTTTGGAAATCCATCGGGTTGCCTTCTCCGACCACGTTGCAGGTAGACATTGCAAAGCTACTCCAGAACCCTCCTAGTGACCGTATGATCCTTATGGGTTTCCGTGGTGTAGCCAAGTCATTCATTACGTGTGCATACGTTGTCTGGAGTCTCTGGAGAGATCCTCAGACTAAGATCATGGTGGTGTCTGCTAATAAAGAACGAGCAGACGCTAATGCTACGTTTATTAAGAAGATCATCAATGAATTGCCTTTTCTGAGCCACCTAAAGGCTAGGGAGGGACAACGAGATACTCAGAACCTTTTCGATGTTGGCCCTGCTTTGCCCGACCATTCACCTTCGGTTAAGTCTGTGGGTATTAAGGGCCAGCTAACGGGTTCCCGTGCAGACATCATCGTGGCAGACGACGTGGAAGTGCCTAGCAACTCCTTCACTCAGGTGCTTAGGGATCAGCTATTCGAGCTCGTGAAGGAGTTCGACGCTGTCCTAAAGCCCGGTGCAGATAAAAAGATCATCTATCTGGGTACCCCTCAGAACGAGATGAGCCTCTATAACGAGCTACAGGAGCGCGGATACACGGCTGTAATCTATCCCGCTAGGTACCCCTATGATGACTCTCATAGAGCCTCCTATGGCGATAGATTGGCCTCTATCATTGCCGACAAGTACGACAAGGATCCTAAGCATTGGGCAGGTAAACCCACAGACCCTCTTAGGTTCTCTGAAGAGGATCTACAGAAGCGTGAGCTGTCTTATCGTAAGGCAGGCTTCGCTCTGCAGTTCATGCTCGATACGACCCTCTCAGACGCGGATAAATACCCTCTACGGCTTCGTGACCTGTTGGTTGGTATGTTCCCATTAGACGAGGCTCCAATGAAGCTCACGTGGCTTCCTGAGCCTTCTAAGAGGGTTCCAGTTGATGAGTGTCCTACGATGGGCCTTAAGGGAGATTCTTACTTCTACTATCATGCCTCATCTAATGAGGTAGTGCCTTATGCCCATAAGATCCTATGTATTGACCCATCAGGCCGTGGTAAAGACGAAACAGGCTATGCTGTTCTCTACTACCTAAATGGATATATCTACGTCATGGAAGTAGGGGGTCTATTGGGAGGTTATTCTGATGTAGTTCTCAATAAGTTAGCTAAGGTAGCTAAGAAGTACAAAGTCAATGAAGTAGTCATCGAAGGAAACTTCGGTGATGGGATGTACATCAAACTATTTGAACCCGTACTTAGGAAAACCTATAGTAACTGTGGTGTTACTGAAGTTAAGTCTACGGGTCAGAAAGAACTCCGAATCATCGACACTCTTGAACCTGTAATCTCTAACCATAAAATGTGTGTCACTCCTGAGTGCATCAGGAATGACTACTCTACTGTACCCGAATCTGACTACAAATATGCTTGTTTCTATCAGCTCACTCGTATCACTGTTGATAGGGGTGCCCTTATTCATGATGACCGTCTCGATGCTCTGGCAATCGGAGTTAAATACCTTGTGGACTTCATGGGCGTAGATGCTGATGAAGGTATTAAAGAACTAACCGAAGAATGGCTAGAGGAGTCTATGGAGTCCCTGTATGGATTCTATACGTCTAATATCGGTGGTGTGATGGTTACTGAAGATAAACACAGCCCTAAGGACACCTCTAAGGGTGTAGACAGATATAAGGATACAGGATACACATTCAAGAAGTGATTCCTGAAATATGCTTTATTAGTATTGAACACATGTTCAGTAAATAATAAAGTCAATGTAATAGAGAAAATAGGCTGTTTCAGAATATAATCCATATTCCTAGGGGGGCTAGGAAAGACATATATAGATATACATATAGGTCTTTTCTAGCTCCCCTTTTTTGTTAGAAAAGAAAGTATCAAAAGTAAAAGGTATCAGTGATGATGGAGTCTTAAGAAAATCCTTAGGATACCTATAGACCCTTATGGGGATCTATAGACCCTTATGGTAGTCCATAGACCCTTATGGGGATCCTTAGGTGCCTATAGACCCTTATGAGAATGACCTCAATGAACAATACCAATAACACCAAAAATAAAGTATTCATCACCATCAAAATCATCATTATCATCATCCTCTTTATAATGTCCTTGATTAATGGGGATGTGTCTACTGTTGATGCTCTTCTACGTACTCTTGTGTCTAGCTTATAGTTACTTCCAGTTCCCCCTTAGGTTCCCTTACTGCTAGCTTTGGCTAGCTACGGGTTCCTGAGGGGTTTTATTTAAAGTTATCCACAGGTTATCCACAGAGTTATCCACAGCTAGCCTTAGCTAGCACAGGTATAACTACAGGTAACTAAGAGGATCAAAAAAATTGATCAAATTTGTGAACCCACACTTAACGAGTTCACGCACGTGGGTGCCCCCGTGGGGGTGCCTGTGGGTGCCCTCAGGTGCCCGCTGTGTCCTTTGGGGTCTTGGATTATACCACAGATAGCAGTGGCTGTCAAGGGGGAGTTGTACCTATTGACATCCTCAGGGTCCTTGTGGTATACTGAAGAGTTTATCAGTGTTTTTTGGAGTTATCCACAGGTTGTCCACAGGGGTCTACAGGGTTGATTTGGGTCAATATGAGGTTTGATCTGGATCAATTGTTTGCCTTTGGATGACATTATCTGTGCTTTGTACCCTTTGGTACTCCTTTAGGTAGACCACAGCTCTACACAGTTCTCCACAGGACACCACAGGGCCCCTCTATATAGAGAGAGTTGAGACACTAGGGGATGGGATACCATGTTTGCGGTATTTTTTACGATGGGCCTTGACAGGTGTCTTTGGATGCTTTAAAGTTCAGGGCATGGAGAACGACAAAACGTTCACAGCTACCACTACCACTTAAAGGAGTACATCATGATTGTTCGATCCTCTCACATCATCACCCTGCCCTCTGGCAATCTCGCCCGTGATTTCCGCTGGGAGTCTCTCGGCTACGGTCGAGTCCGTGTTCAGTACAACTACACGGATCGCCGTCGTGCTCACCAGACGGCCCGCAAGTTCACGGTGGAATTCCTGAACGGTAAGGTCGAAACCATTCAGGCCCGCAGTGCCAATGGTGGCCGTGTGGAATTCTTCAAGAGCTCTTCGATCATCAATGAGCTCCTTGAGATGCTCGCCGAATTCAATGAGGTTGTGAACGGTGTTGCTGAGTCCTACCGCTCCGAACCCGCTAAGGTTGAGGCCCCCGCTGTTGAAACTGAACAGGACAGTGCCTCTGTCGAGGCTAGCAAGCTAGCTGAGGACGACACCTCCGGCCTGATGGACACCCTCAAGATGGTGGGGGGCATGGTGATGATCAATATCATCGTTACCCTTGCAACCCTCGGGATTGTGTGGTACAATCTCTAACGAGTCCTGAGGGATGGGGGCGTAAGCCCCTACCCCGAAGGACTCCGAAACTCACTCACTCACAGGAGTAACAAAAATGAACTTCAATGAATTCCTCACCCACGCCAAAAAGGTCAACGGGGTGCCGCTCGACACCCTCGCCAAGGAAGTCGGCGCTCATATGGTGCTGTATCCTGAATCCGGACTTAAGGTCATCGAGAAGGCTCTCGCCCCTATCGAAAGCCCTGAGGTCATCCATTGGGACTTACTCAGCACCTGCCTCAATGAGGGCGATGCTCTTGACATGGCCGTGGTCATCGCGACCTCGCCGTGGTGTCTCAAGCTCCTCGGGAAACTTGATGAGGTCAAGGATGATGCAGATAAAGGCTTCTGCCTCGCCGTGCTCAATGGTCTTGACATTGATGACAAGTTCAGGGAGTATTTTGACTTTGAGGATTACTGGCACAATAACGGTGGTGAAACTATCACCACGAGTTACGGGGTGTACATGGTGGACATGAGAGCGCTTACCCGCTGGATCAAAGAGCTTGCCGCCTACTAAACCATAAGGGGCTAGGGGGGGTGCCCATGGTAGCCCTCTAGCCCTCCACAAGGAGACTTGAAGATGAATGCACAGTTTAAAAAGGTACTGGACACCCTCCCGTCGTACATGGTGGCGGAGTGGAGCCTGCCCGCCCTCATCAATGGGGACTACACTGGTATCATTCCCATGGATGCCCCTGAGAGCACCGGGGAGGCCGCTATGGTCGCCCAGTTCGATGAGGAGGTAGTCTGTGGTCGTGCTATAATCGTCGACGAAGAAGAGGACGGGACGATTAACCCTGTCTTTGCAAAAGACGAGATTACTGGAACCTTCGCGGAATGCGTGAGGATCTGGCTTGTGTGATGAGCACATGGGGCACTTGCTCTGGTAAGAGCACTTGCATAAAAGTTCAAAGTGCCCTATAATAACCCCATGTTCAAACCAAAGGATCAAAGGAGTCCTACCATGATCAAGATGATTCTCCTCCCCGAGTCCCAGAATGCAAAGACGGGTAATATCATTCAGTCCTATTCGTCTCCGTCCTCCTGCCCTGTCTCCTGCCCCTTCAAGGACGGCAGTTGCTATGCAAAGAATATCCGCACCTCTAAGGTGTGGGAGAGGGCAGACAACCGTGAAGACAGACGATTTATCGGCTGTCAGGATGATTTGGCGGACGCTCTCACTGGTGCCCTGTGGTTGGACAAGGGGGACAGAGACGAAGTGCTGTTCCGTCACAACATCGCGGGTGACATGGCTGTAGTCGGTACGGATAAGTTTGACCTTGCAACGTACCTTAGCATTGTGTCTGCCATTATGACCACCAATTACCGCCTTAAGGTCGCAGGCTCCTCCAAGCACATCAAGGCCTTCACGTATACCCATTGTGACTACGACTTCTATGACAGGGGTTCCATGAGACTGATGCAGGACTACATGCTTGTCAACATTTCATGTGAGACTGTCGACGAAGCCATCACCGAAAAGGAATACGGTCTCAATGTAGTCCTCACGAGCATCTATCCTGAGGCGGACATTGCGGCCCTCAAGGCTAAAGGTATCCCCGCAGTTCAGTGGCCAGCACAGACAAAGGGAATCACCTGCAAGGAATGCCGCCTTTGCTCACGAGACAGGGAGGCCGTGGTAATCTTTGAAGTCCATGGTAATAACAAAGGAAATGCCCGCAGGGTAATCCAGATCAAGCGAGCCTAACACTAACCATCAGCAATGCCCCTAGGAGCCAAATTAGGGCACCTAGGAGCGTCCAGAGGAGATAACATGTATACTCGTACCACCACCGTCATCGAACGCTCTGACATAGCCTCTATTCTCTTTTATCGTTGGAAAGATGGTGTTTATATAGTGACATTCATCGCTAGTAACCCTAGCACCGACTGCGAACATATCTACACTTTTTCGGGTATGTACTCAGGAGGTGAGGAGGTCGTAGGCAGACTCTGCAAATACACGAAAGGGGGAGCTATGAGTCTTGTCGGTGTTGCATCCATGCACGGCTCCGTTATGAATGAAATACTGTCAATGTGGTTATTCCACATTAAGGAGATTGAAAAGAATGATTAATCTTAAAGAATACCTGATTGTATTCATTGGAATTGCAATCATTCTTGGAATTTTCCCCTTGTTTGTCTTTATTTGCAAACTTATGGGAATCTATTACTAAAGGAGATATAAATGGAAAAAATTAACGACGGAAATCCTGAAACCAGTACCCATTATATGGGAGCTGTCCAGCCTATTGAATTGATGCTTAATGCGTTATCTCGTGAGGAATTCATTGGATTCCTAAAGGGCAATATGATTAAATATGCGTTCCGTGCGGGCCGCAAGGCAGGGGAATCAGCGGAGAAAGACAGAAACAAGTACCTGACGTATGCTGAGTGGTTGCGTACTTTCGAAGCGTTCGGTAACATCTATGTCAACGGTGATTGCGTCGAGAAGGGTAAAATCTATGATTAGAGGAGACACGAGGATTTAATAAAATCCATACTCCTAGAGAGAGGGTAAAAGGGGCTATAGACTCCTAAGGGAAACCAAAGGAAACCACAGGAGTCTATAGTTTAACTATGTGTAATATCCTACATCATTACCTACATAACCCTATATAAAAGAGTATAAAAGATCTATAGACTACTAAATAAACCAAAGGAAACCACAGGAGTCTATAGTTTAACTATGTGTAATATCCTACATCATTACCTACATAACCCTATATAAAAGAGT